CCGCAATGGGCACCTTGGAGATAATGGTATCCTCCGTTATCTTCCCTTTAGACGCATCCGAAAGGAAGAGGTAGTTTCGATGTCAACAAGTAAAAGACACCGTGAGTCTGGTGGTTTTGTACCCGTTCAAGCAGTTTATGTCAATGTTTATAACAATGGCACTCCTGCTCAAACTGTTGTACAATCCATTCAGTCCCAAGGTACTCTTCGTACGTGTGATGATGTTGTTACACGACCTTTTATCCCGGGTAAAACTATCGCTAACAACCCGTTAGCTACTAGTAGCGTAACACGCTCCACGTCTAATACAGTCGGCAACTATGTTGTAGTTGGCGGTTTTGTAGGACACGTGGGGCAATCAGGCGAGTTTGCTTGCCCTAGTTACGACTTGAAGTTTGATGAATTAATTGCTAGTTCCTCTCTTTTTAACTACTCCCATTTAGTATCTCTGGCTTCTACATCTGCGTTAAGCGGAATAAAGAAACCGAATACTTCTGGTATGGTAGCGATAAAAGAGCTGAAGGAAACAATTAATTCTATACTTCACCCTGTGGATGGCGCACTGAACTGGTTAAAGCGCAATGCTATTAACCTAAATAGACTGCAAACGCGAACAGGACGTAAAAAGATTTTACGTGCTATACGCTCCAAAGCTGGTAAGGATGAAGCTGTACTCATTTCCAAGGATTTGAGCAATCAGCACCTTACTATCATTTTTGGTATTATGCCGTTTATCAGTGATATACAGTCTGTACTAAAGGCATTACGGGACTATGACCCTCTACCGCAACGTTATACATCTCGAGGCTCGGCGTCCGACTATGACTCAAAAAGTCAAAGCTGGTCAACCGTGTCCGATTTTACTAACGAGCGTAGAACTATAACAAACGCTGCAGAATTGCAGCGTATTGTTTCGGTCAGAGCCTATGTCCTCTACGAAGCTTCTGTTAGCATCCAAGACGCTCTCGGTCTATCTCCAAAAGATATTCCGCGTTCCGTCTGGGAAGCGACACAGTTAAGTTTTGTAGTTGACTGGTTCGCTAATGTCAAAGAGTTTATCTCTGCCATTACTCCCGTAGCAGGGGTCACCTATGTGGCTTCTGGTTATACCGTAACTGTTGTTGATGCATGTAATGCCTCTTATGAAGATAAGTGGTCACTACTGCCCGGCAAAAGTTTTGGTTGGACTGGAAGCGGCTATGGTGGTTCCCAACAGCGTGTGTCCTTAGCGAAGACACGCGTTCCCGGATCGTTGTATGCCAATGTTGGTATACATTTAAAATCTTCAATGCATCATGATGTTCTTGATGTATTTAAGGTTACGGCCGGTCTGTCGCTATTAACCCAGAGACTATCGAAATATCTTTAGTCTTAACCCTGAGGTAATCTATGCTTTTCAATACACGTACGTACTCACTGGACCGGTACAACTCTCCCGATTCTGTTTCTTATGCAGGTTCTGCGAATGGTCCTTCGGCAAAGGATGTTCTCACTTTGTCGCGGACTTTTCCGAAACCGCAAAAGGACACTCTCGGTGTAGCCAAGCCATTTTTCAAAAGTACGTCAACTGTTGTTGTGAACGCTGTTACTGGTCAGAAGCAAGATCTTATCATTACTATCGGTGGAAGCGTTCCTGTCGGAACGCCATCTGCTGATATTGATAATCGTCTTGCAGATCTGGCGGCATGGATTAATACCGCTGATGCGAAGGCCCTTTTTAAGAGCCTGGACATCAACGTTTAACCATGTCACGCTGGTTAGCTATTGTCGGGTTATTCCTTACGTTCGTAGGGACTAACATCGAAACATTATCTAACGCCATACAGAAAGGAAACGCCCGTAATGAGCTCTTCCCCCGTTCGGTCGACAAAGTCGGCTCGTACTTCGACAGTAACAGCATCGAAGCTGTTCCTGTCAATGGCATACGACCTGAAGGTAGACAAGAACCCTGAAGTATTAGACTGTTACACACTCTTGTGTAACGGGAAATACTCTCAATTCCTGTCTACGTTAGATGCTTGGACGTCACAGATGTATACGTCCATCGGTAGCCTAGGCTACCGTCTGCATCAACTCGCAGCCCTATTCTCGAAATATCCTTTCGATGACTCTACTATCGATCGCGACGCTGTTGCGATTGATAAGTTTATGAAATCGGAGAGAAAATGTCGACGTATGAACCAGAAGTTCAGATTACGCCGCACGAGAGTAGAGCCTCCGCACATGCAATATATGCGTGAGTTTATCATAGGGGTACTTGGTTTTGAACCGAATTACCCGCACATCTATGATAAATGCGACTTTGGTCCAGGTTCATCCGTTGGTGTTCATGGCAAGGATACGTCAGTTCTTAACAAACTGGATACCCTTACTATTACGCCCTCGGCTTTACCTGTGGCTACTGCAGCACTATTGCATAACCTCCACTACGCTCGGTACCTTACCGGAAGTAACGGAATAATGCAATTAGAAGAGCTGTTTGCCGGTTCTTTTAAACCAGTGCAAGTGCCGTATAACAAAATAACTTGTGTACCAAAGAGTGCCAAGACTTCTCGCACAATAGCTATTGAGCCTACTTTGAATGGATTTTTACAGAAGGGTGTTGATCTGGTATTACGCCAGAAATTACATCGTATCGGTATAGATCTTTCAAAGCAAAGTCTCAATCAGGCATTAGCGAAAATTGGCAGCCGCGATGGCAGTTATGCCACTATCGACCTTAGCGCAGCGAGTGATTCTATATCCATACAACTGGTTAAAGAACTGCTCCCTGCTCCATGGTTTGCCCTGCTAGATTCTATTCGTTCTCCCTCATACCACCTAAACGGTGATGTGATAAGAT